ACGTGCCACGGTGATAGAAGATCCCGCGATACGCGTTCCACGTCGCCAATCGCTGCACGACGATTTGCATGGTCATTGCAGAGTAGGTACCGGAGATCGGGATTTCGATTCGGTCGTTCGTTCCGTCCAGGGTAAAGTACGGGACGGCGCCGCTCGTAAAGGTTGGCCCGTTCACCAAACTCGCATTCCACCCCGAGGACGATTCGTCGCTCCACGTCGTGCCAGATCCCGCATAGGACGCGGCATTGAGGTGGAGGATCTTCCCAGACGCGACCACGGAATCGGTGCTGCTTCCTGGCCAAACTGAGTGGATGTATCGGTAGTTGCTCAAGTGGGGCACCTCACGGGATTCGGTTCTGAGAACCAGTAGAGGACGCCTCCGCTGGTTGTGTAGTCCAGGTTCATCTCGACGTAGCCGGTGAGCTGCGACGTCGTCCAGCCGGACGCGCCGTATGTGCTCCCCACGGGACCGATGCTTGAGCCGCTTGGCTTGGGGCTTCCATCAACCTGACTACCGTCGTTTCGCAATTCGCGGAGGTTGATTGCCGTCGTACCCTTTCCCCATGTGCTAGAGAGGAGCGCCGCTGGCTCTCTGTTTGCGGTAATCCCAAACGGTTCAAATGTATAGATCCACCGATCGGGTGCGATTGAAGTGGCTGCGGTCAGCTTTGCCAGCCACCGCTCCGGGACGCTGCCCTGGACGACCTGACGCTGCGCCCATTCGATGCCCTCGGCGTTTGCCGAGACCGCTTGGGCAGACTGAGTCCACCCATTGCAGACAAACCGGTTCGCCTTGCCGAAGAGGCCAGACTCGAAGATGGGAGCCTGGTAGCTCATGGGTAGGTGGGGAGAGGGGAATTGATGGTTTCGAGCAGATTCGCACGCCAGCTGAACAGGTTGTCAAAATCCGTCAGCGCGGCGTACGGCTGGTACCAGTAAACATTCGCGCAAGATTGGGTAGGAATGGTGACAAGCGTCGGACCTGCTGCTAGCAGCGGCTTCCCCCCGAGATTCGGTGCTACACGCTGCTCGAGATGCTGCCAATCGTCGGCAAGGAACCGATGCGAGATCACCAGCGTTTCGTCTGGGCTTTCGTTGGCCGTCCAGCCAAGATACGTCACGTATCCCTCTGGCCATCCAAGGAAGGTAGATTCGTTGCGCGTGTTTACGTAAACGGACGACCACTCCGACGGCGGGTCTGGGCTGTTTGCCGCGCCGCTCATTACATCCGATGCCTTGTCTTTCGTGCGGTCCCACAGAAAGTCAACTTGGATCGACTGTTGCGAAACCTTCACGGCGAGCGGCTGGCCGTTCATGTCGACCGCCGTCCCGGTCATAAACGCCGTCGGCGGAAACGGCATCGTGCCGCTAGCAGGTACTCCAGTAAAAATCGAATCGCCAGATCGGTACATCCCGACCGTTCGCTGAGACGTCGAACGGGTGATGTTGAAATAGGGCCGATTGTTTGCGTTCCAGAACCGGCTACCCCACGTGACTTTGATGATCCAAGCCCGCGGCGTCTGGGGAACCGGGCTGATATCGACCGATCGGGCAATGAAAGACGCGAATGGCCCCTGCGGCGGAGCGCCCGTTGCAAACTGCGCGTACCGATCTCCTTGCTTGGGGACCAGGGTATCGTTTACGACGCCCAGGACCGTCTTGATTGCAGCGTCGTCGTACGTGTAGAGGAACGTCTCGACGAAATTGGTCATTTCTCCCGGTGCGCCGAACTGGATCGAGTCGCTGTCTGGCATTCGGACAAGTCGCGTCGCCATTAGTCGCCTCCCAGCTTCTGTCTGATGATTTGGTAGATGTTGTCGATGGCCATCATGGTCGCGCCACCGAGAGCCATATTTCCGCCGCCTATGAAACTCTGTCCAGCGGCAGTCCCGATGTCTGCGGCTATTTGCGTTGGCGTGTTGTTCGAGATCCAGTCGACAAACTCGCCAAACGCGACAAGGGTTTTCGCAGTCATATCGGCGAGGCCGATCGTAAAGCCAGCAAGAGCGGCCATTGCTTGGCCGATCGGCTCCTTGTTTGCTACGAGGTAGTCGGTCAAATCCTTGAGTGCTTGGACCTTCATCTGGTCAATCGCCGCCGAGATCGGTCCAAACGCCTGGCCGAGCGTCTGATCGCTTTGCTGTTGCGCGATCGCGAGCTGATTGGCCGCGGACATTCCTTCGGCGCTGTAGGTGCTTCCAAGATCCTGCAATCGCTTGAGCTCGTCCATTGCTCCGCTTGCAAATCCACGGAGTAGGTTGGCGAGGATTCCGGCGACGGCAAGTGATTGAATGTCCTGGACTCTCTGCTGGAGAGTCTCCAGGCTCTTCATCGCCTTGGATACACCAACCGAGACGCCGGAGGCGTCAGCGGTCAGCGTAATAACGGCCTTCATGTCCGTGCTAGCCACGGTTCACCGCCTGGAGGAACTCCTCCACGCCCCGTCGGCGCCATGGGCAAATCACGTGCGCCGGCTGGCCCGTCAACGAACAGGCAACCACGGTGAGCAGGTACTCGACCCGCTCCATGGTCGTCTCTTCGCGTGCGAGGTGGAGATCGGCGTCCATGGTCGGATTCAGTCTCCAGAGGCGCCGCTCGGCGCCGTGGTAGGGCGTGGCTTCATGACCTCAGCGGCAAGCTGGTTCGCGGCCGCGACCGGGAGGTCGAGGATCTCGTCCCGCGTATATCCCTCGCCGCCCGGATGACGAACACAGCGGTGGATGAACGATGGATCCGAGACATCCGCGCCGACCGTGTCGCGCAAGGTCACCGGGCGGATCTCGACGGCTCCGACACCGTCGAGATCCACCAGGCGCCAGGATGGGGAGGAGGTGGTCATGCGAGCGCCAGCGTTTCGGTGAAGGAAATCGAGTAGATCGCGGCGTCCTCGGAACTATGCGTCTGTTCGGCGCTGGTGATGATCACAGACATCGAAACTCCGCCAGCTCCAGCTCCTGAGAAAGAGAGGCTGGCCGGGGTAGTGAGATTCGGACTCTCGATGATGGTGGTGATGGACGTCTCGACGGCGGAATTCACGTACGCCTCGCACGTTCCGCTCCGCTTGACTCGTCCGGGTGCCGAAAACATCCTTGCATCTCCGTGCGCGGTGATGTTGAACTCAGACGCCTGTCGTGAGATCGTGACGCTGCGAACTGGGATTGCAACGCCTCCGATGGTGAGGCTTCCGCCCCATCCGGTGATTGCTCTTGCTGGCATTAGGTTTCCTCCTTGAATTGAAACTCTGCGGAAAGGGTCGCGACGCGCTCCGCGTCGGGTTGCCCGTCGTCTGGTCCTGCCCTGCTCTGAGCGACCTCGAGTGAGGTCGCGACCAGCGTGTATGTCCCTTCAGTCCAGGTGCCGTCCACGGCATTCCGGCAAACGACCGCGAGAGACCATGCGGAAAGAGCCCGGTCCGCAACACAGTCGATGCGGACGGTCGCGGTGCCGGTGCCCGTAGAGGTGCCGGAGATATCCATATTCCAACGGCAAGAGGTGATCTCGTAGACCACGGCCGGGGTTGGGTCGCCCTGGCGCCGCAGCTCGCAGGAGACCGGATACGAGGTCGCTGCATTCAGCTTGTCGTAGATGGCTTCCGGGAGGGTGGAGGCGCTCACTTTTTGCCGCCCTTCTTCTTGGCCGGCTTCATGATCTCGGCAATGAGGAGCTCTTTCGCGGTCTGCCCGAGCTTCGGCACCCACTTCATGGCAATCGGGCGCGAGATCCTGCGTCCGACAATCGTGCTGTTTGCGCCCTTCCTGCGGGCTTCCTCACGGCGGTCGTATTTTGCCTTCTTGGCTGCGCCGATTAGGGAGTCTGCGTGTGGCATCGCCCTTTGCCACGCGTCAGTCGACGCCTTCGCGATCGCAATGCGCTCGGACTTGTTCTTGCCCTTGTAGCCGCCGATGGACTCCGCAGCTTGCTCGCGGAACACCTCGCGCCGGCGCTTCAGGCTGTTCGCCTCGGCGCCCATGGTCGAGTACGTCGAGCTGTTGCCGTAGTGCTTGAAGCCGTTCTCGAGGATATGCCAGATCTTTGCGTAGCCGCCACGCTTGTAGTTGGTGCCGATCTCGAGCGTGGCTTGGCCGGTGCGCTTGCGGAACCTGATGCGGGACTCCTGGGCGTCGGCGATCTCGCCGGTGACGAGTCCGCCGCGGCGCTTGGCCCTCGCCCAGCCGCGCTGCAGCTCGGTAGCAACCGGACGCGCCGCCTGGCGGAGTACCTTGCGGAACGCCTTGTTTCGCGCTTGGTCGCTCATCGCGAGGAGCTTCGCTTTCACTTCGAGGGCGTGGAGCGAGGCCTTGATCATGCCGGCTCCGGGTCAATGATTTGGCCGTCGATGTTGGTAGCCGTAATGCGAAGCCGGCGACGCTTGCCGCCGTCCGGGTCCACTACGCCGATGATGTTGTAGACCGTGGTCGTCGATGCGTCGATCAGGCGTCCGGTGGCCGAGATCGACGGATGAAACGCGGTCTCGATCACGACGTCCGTGCGAATTGCGACGCCCATATCGTCCATGACCTCGCGCTGGTTCGGCGTCACCACGCCGGCGAGGCCGACGACGGAGTCGGCGTAGACGGTCGTACCCTGCCCTGCGCCGTCGACCGTGGTCGTCGGCACCTGGTAGGTGTATCGCTCGCGCCAGTAGCCGGATCCTGCCATCGTTAGCCCACGCTGTTGGGGTTGTTCATGCGGCGGATCGTGTCGACGTACCAGGTCGAAGGACCGACCGAGTCGTCACCACGGAAGCCGTAGAGGTTCGCCACGCGCTCGAGGAGCGCGACCTTCTCCGCATCGGTGAGGTCGGCCTCGAGCCGGCCGGTAGCGGCCCGGTACTCGTTCCACGCGGCGGCGATCGCGAGCGTCAGCTGCGCGTCGTCCTGCGTGTGGGTGAGCTTGAGCCACCCTCGAGCCTCGGCTACGGTCGGAATCGTTGCCATTGGTCCTCACAGTCCGGGGTAGGCGCCCCCGAAGGGGCGCCCACCCGGCTGGCGATGGGGCGTAATTAGGCCTTGATGACGACCTTGCACATGGCCGAGAGGTCCATGCCCTTGGCGTCCGAACGCATGCGGCTCGAGTAGCGGATGAGGCCGCTCGAGGCCTGGGACATGTCGTCCACCGTGAAGGTGACCGCGGCGCGGTCGACGATGCGGTAGGCGCGCTTGAAGTCGCCGAAGAGGACGGAGACCGTGTTGGCGGTCGCCGCCGTCGGGGCGAACTCCGAGATGTAGACCGGACGGCCGAGGAAGAGGGCCACCGCGCCGTCGCGGAGGATGTTCCCGTTCTCGCCGTTCAGGAGGTACTTACCGCTCGCGGACTTGGAGACGACGTTTGCCCAGGTTGCCTGGTTCATCAACCACGCCGCGGACGGCTGGTAGGCCGGGTTCAGCTTGTACGCCGCGGCGACGAGGTCTTCCACGGTCGGCAAGCCGGTCGCCGCGGTCGTGTAGGTCGTCGCCCAGGACTCGGCGAACACGCCCTTCGGCTGGCTGGAGCCGGTGCCGGTGGCGTAGTAGCCCTCCCAGAGCCGACCGTGAGCGCGGCCGTGTTCCTGGACGACGTTGGACGCGAGGTCCCAGACGGTGTCCTGGAGGGCCTCCTCGGTGATGTCGGTGTAGACGCCGCTCTTGTAGGCGGTGAAAGAGACCTTCGAGGCGCCGAGGTCGCTCTTGTTGTACGCCGCGCCTTCCGAGATCAGCGTCGCGGTGAGGCGGGTCGAGATGTAGGCGACGTCGGTGTCGACGCCACGGGTCTCGACGGTCGCGAGGGTACGCATGACCGACTCCTGGTCGAGCGCCTTCACGAACTCGTTGGAGAGGACGGGCATGGTGGCATTGGTGCCGAGCGCGGTGTTGGCGCTGCCGGCGGTGGTCATGCCGAGGCTCGTCGCGCGGTTGCTGCGGAAGCCGCCGCGGAACCATTCGCGGGTCTCGTCCTTCGCCGGGGACGCGACGCGGTTCGAGCTGGTGATGATGGCCGGGGCCTTGATGCGGGCCTCGAGGACGGCCTTCTCGGAGGCGATGCGCTCCTCGGCTTCGCCGATTTCCTCGAGGATGGCGAGCTGGCGCTCGTCGGTGGCGGACGGATACTCGTTCTTCAGCTCGGCAACGCGAGCGCGATCTTCCTTCAGGGGCATGGTCGAATCCTTTCGGACGGCGGCGAGCGTCCCGTTGTAAGCCGCGTTCTCAACAAGGGAAACCTCGTGCAGACGTGCAGAGGTGATGGTGCGGGAGGTCGTCCCGTCCCAGGTGTCTTGGTTCACGACGAAACCGATGGACATCTCGGAGACCACGCCGCGGCGGACGAGATCGCGGATCTCGTTGGCTCGCTGGGTGTTCCCGATGTCGGCGACAAACGCAAGACCGCGCTCGTCCTCGGTAACGGTCAAGGTGCCGCTCTTGGTGTTCGCGAGCGGGTCGGTCTGGTCGTGCATCCACCAGAGGGACACGTTCCCCTCGGGCTTCAGGGCGCCGGGCTTGATCTGCTCGCGGAACACGCGGCCGCGCTCGGAAATCGGCTTGCTCCAGCTGTTGAACACGGCCGCGTAGCCGCGGATCATGCCGTCGCCGCTGTCGGTGAGCTGCGCTCGGATCTCACGCATTGGGGTCCACCTCCTGCCCCGCGGCGTCCGCGGCGGCGTTGGGGTCGGTCACGCCCGAGATCACGGGCTTCGGCTCGTCAAGGCCGGGCCACGGCGCGAAGCCGAGCCGGGCGCGGACGTCGTTCGGTGCAAGGGCGCCGACCTGGAGGAGCTGCGCGTAGGCGCGGCCGGCGGTGCGGAAATCGCCCTGGGTGATCGGGGAGAAGTCGAGCGCGACCTTCGTGCCAGGCGCGGCGAGCTTCGAGGTGACCTCGGCCATCCAGCTCGCGCTCCACCCGAGGAGCGCGTTGCAGTACATCTGCGCGATCTCCGGCTGGGTGCGAGCGTCGCTCGCGTCGAGCATGGCGGACGGGATGCCGAAGATTGACGCGACTTCCTTCGCGCCGGCGGCGCGGGCGGCGGCGAGGTCGGAGACCATCGTCTGCGCTAGCTGCTCGACCTTCATGCCCTCGCCGACGAAGATCGGCGTACCGACCGTGGCAGCGGAGCCGTGCTGCGCCATGAACGCGGTACGCATGGCGTCGCGTACGGCCGGCTGGAGGGCGCCGGGATGGCTAAACGCGAGCTTCCCCAGACCTCCACCCTGCGAGATCACCTTGAACGCGGCCTCGAGGGCGGCGAGGCCCTCGAGCGTGGTCGAGGCGGCGGCGAGCGGCGAGGTCCCCCAGTAGGGATTGCCAGGCGTCGGAAGCGCCTTGAAGTGCAGCACAAAGCCGTAGTCGAACGGCTGGCCCTGGTAGTTCCATTGGATCGACCCGTCCGTCTGCTGCTGCATCTGGACGTCGGCGGTCGCGATCGGGCGGAGCGCGATCGGGGCGCCGGACGTGTCGACGACCACCACGGCGAACGCATTGCCCGTTGTGAGGGTCTCGGCGACCATCCACCGCCGGAGGTCCGTGCCGGTGAGGACGTCGCCCCACGCCTGGCCGGAGAGGAGGTCCACGGCCGAGGCGCCCTCGACGTGATTCCCGTCGCCGTCGGTGACCGTGACCGGGCATCGCGCAATGTCGGACGCGATCGTATGGATGCACCGCTGGACGGCGGGAATCGAGTCGATCGAGCCGGCGTACCAATTGACAGGCGATTCCCACGTAATCGCGGGCATTGATCGCTTGAAGAGGCGGGACCAGAGCGACATGCCCGCATTTGCGAGTATTGCGGCAGCGTTGTCTAGCCCCTTCCGCGGGACTCCCGCAGAGATTGCTAGAAGGAGATACGGCTGGCGTCCGCGCCGTACATGGATTGCGAGAGCATCTCGCGGTCGTTCATGGCCTTGATGGCGACAATGCAGGCGATGAGCGGGTCGTTGTTGGAGCGCGTCTTACTCTTGCGAACGGTGACGAGTCCGGTCGGGCCGGTCTCGGTCTTGCTCGATTCAATCGCTCCACGCAGGACCGGGTCCGTGTGGAATGCGATGCGCTTGCCGCGGACGAACTCCTGCCAGATGGCCCACGCCGACCCCATGTAGACCGCGCTCCGGGGCGCCCTGGACACGGGCCACCCGTACTCCGACTCCCACCGCTGGACCCGTCCCGCCTGGCCGGCGGCGGGGTCGCAGACGATGAACTTCAGGTCGACGGTCCGGGCCACCATGGCGACCACGTCGCGCACGTCGTCGAGGTTGATGACCTCGCCGGACTTGCGGACGAAACCCTCCGCCTCCCACTTGCGGAGCGGCATCCGGGTCCGCGTCTCGTCCTCGGCCATGCTGCGGCCGGCCCACCAATGCCAGTTCCTCGACCGCAATTTCACGCCGTCCCACACGGCCAGATTCAGGCTTGTGAGGTCGCATTGGGCGCCGCTGTAGCCACCGATCGAGAAGTCAATGCCGACCATTGCCGGCAAGCCGCGCACCGATTCGAGGTCCCAATCGTCGACGCACTCGTCGAAATACTGGATGGGAATGGCGGCGGACAGGTCGTTGGTAAAGGTCGACAGGCATTGCGTGTAGAACTCCTCGCGCTGCTTCGGGTCGTTCAGCTCGCAGAGGCGCCGCTCGTACTCGGCCGGCTGGATTCGGATGCCGAGCGCCGGGTTCGCTTTCGCCCAGGTGAGCGGGTTCAACGGGTCGTCGTCGGCGTCCGCCTGGTGCATGACCGCCAACGTCCCGAGCGGGAGCGGCTTGCCGTTGTCGAGCGCCTCCTCGATCGCCCGGAGCATGGCGCCGTACGGCGTGTAATACTGGTCAATATCCGGCGTCGTGATGACGAGCGTCTGGCTCCAGGGGACCTTCATGGTGCTGGAGCGGGCGCGGTTGAACGTCTCGTCCATGCGGCTCGCTTCGTCCAGGATGACGAGCGACGGGCTAATCCCGTCCGCATTCTGCGGCGTGGATGCCGCCGCCTTGATCGTGCCGGCGCTCGCGGCGATCTGCGCGGGCCTTTGGGCGTTGACGCTTGTCACCTTCCACGCCTTCGACTTGCAATTCGGGACCGACTCGAGGCGCTTCACGACGTCGACCGCCTTGTCGCGCATGGTCGCGAGGATGACAATCTCGGTCCCGCTCTTGTCCTCGCGACACGCCCGCTCGAGGCTCCAGCCGGCGAGCGCGGCGGCGATCTGCGTCTTGCCGCACCCTCGCGGGACTTGCAGGACGAGGTCGCGGGTGAGCGGGAGGCCGTCCTCCCCACGCCGGGCGACGAACATAGCCATGGCCCAGACCGCCCACGGGTCCCATTCCATGGGGCCAAAGATCCCGGAGAGGTTCGCCCGACCCCACTCCACCAGCTCGTCCAGGCGCTCGCCGTCCCAGACCACGCCCGACCCATGCTGGCGCTCATCGAGGTACCGCTTCGCCATAGCCTTGACGCGCTGCGACACGTTGCCGGCGAGCGCATCGGTCGCGTAGCTGTCGGCCACGGCCAGCGCCGAGGACTTGGCGCGGCTTTTTCGTCGCCTAAGGACGGTCGTACGCGATGGTTGTGAGCGGCGGTACTCCACCTCTGGCGAGGTGGGGGGGGTCATGCCGGGGGGTGCGCCCTTACGTCCGCCAGCACGTCCGCCAGGCTTACGCCCCATTTGCGCCCCGTTCCAGAATCTCATGGCATGAACGACAACAGGCGACGAGGTTCCGAGGGTCGAGCCTACCCTCGACGCTGTCGCCCCATTTGATCTTGTGATGGACCTCGGTGGACGGCTTCACCATGCAGACCTCGCAGAGCGGTCTATTCGCCCGCAGGGCGCGAGACACGCGTTGCCATGGCCTACCAGACCCCCTGCCCGTATGACCGCTCCTAGCCCGTTCTGGTGGCTTCTGCGCCCACTTGTTAGTCGGCTCACTCCGCATCGATGACCTTGAGGTATGGCTCGAGGCGGTTACGCATAAGGTCGTCGTCGTGGTAGCGCCACATGGCCAGCCAATCGGAGCGGTCTTGGCGCATCAGGACGAGCGGGATGGCCGTCCCCACCATGTCTCGCTCGGCCTGGCGCATGAAGCCGGAGACCAGGTTGTGGACCGTTGCGTGGAAGTGCGGCGGATGCCCGCCGATGAGGACGCGGCGGAGGTTGTGAAGCCGGCAGTAGAAGAGGTCGTCGCCCGTCTGGACGAGGTCGTGTTCCGTCGCGAGGCGGGTCGGGGTCGCGAGGTACTCCTTGTACCGCTTGACCTCGACATGGACGCCGAGGGTCGGCTTCAAGGGCGCCCAGATATCCGGCGTCGCGTTGCCCCACCGCTGGGCCGTGCGCTCCCATTGAAGGGTCGTGTACCCCTCCATGGCCCGACACGCCTCCAGCTCGCCCGCCTTGCCCTTGGCTCGGCTGTTGACAGGCCGAGGCCCGGAGGAACGCCCCCCAGGCCCCGGTTCGCCAAAACAAGTGTTCATGGTGCGTCCTCAATCACTTCGTGGATGCCGTGCTTGACAATGACTCCCGCGCGTTCGCGCTCGAGGCCGCGCTTGTCAAAGCCTCCGCCAAGCATGACGATGTGCCGCTCAAGGAACCGCTCGCGCTCGCGCCACTTGCGGTCCTGCTCCCGCGCCTCTTCGTGCTGGGTGACGACCATGGTGACCAGCTCGTCGACAACGTCGACAGGGATCGAGCCGATCGAGATCGACCGCTGGGCGCGCTTGATGGCCCGCTCCCAGGCGGGCCGGATCGTGGGAGGTATCTGTGTCATCGGTGGCCCCCCAGGAGGCGCAGGTTGAGGATGCCGGGGTCGGCGACCCGGTAGCCGGCGCCAGGGACGGCCTCGAGCCGGACCCCTGCGGTCACCCGCAGGATGGTGATGATGTTCGACACCGACCGCGGGGTGACGTTCCAGCGCGCCGCGAAGTACTGGCGGGTGAATCGGCCGGGATCCTGGTCACAGAGTGCGACGAGTTGGAGTGCCCTGTTCCACGTTGTGGACCAGCCGGAACGGTGTCTTTGAATCTTTGTCATCGCTTCCCCATCCTTGCCGAGATCGCCTCGGCCTGTAGTTGGTCAATGCAGTCCATAACGTCCCGGTAGAACTCGGCTTCCACCCTGCACCGCTCCGCGTATTCACCGTAACGCGGTGACTGACGGTCGGCCGCGGCCTCCTGGTGCATGGCGCGCTTGTCCAGGCGGTTGAGGATTCGCTCGACGCTCGTCATGCGGCGACCCTCCCAAGTCCGAGGCGGAACGCAAGGACGGACACGCGGTCGCGGACGTCCGTGCCGATCGACTGCAGCTCGAGCGCGAGCTGGTCGTAGGGCGGGACGCCGATCTGCCCCCACCGCTCGCCCAGGCGACGCCACCACCTCGCGTGGTCGGTGACGCGGATGCCGAGGTCGGCGAGCTTGCGGAGCGTGACGCGCCGCTGGGCCTCGCAGAGCGTGTCGGTATCACGCGGCACCCAGCGCCGGATCTTGCGCTGGTCCTCCTGGTCGATTCCATCCCATGGCGAAGCCTCCCCCTCCTTGCCGGCGGTAGCCGGCGCTTGGTTAGGTTGGCTAGTTCCTTGGCTAGTTAGAATCCCGCTGCATCCCTTGCCGCATACCGCTGCATCCCTTGCCGCATTGATAGGCACGGGATGCCTACCTACCGCTGCATCCCTTGCCTCATGGACGGGGTCCAGGACGACGCTGTAGGTGAGGGCTTTCGCCCCCCGTTGGGAGGTCTGGAGCACCCCCTTCTCGCGGAGCGCCTTCACGACGGTACGGATGGTGCGGACGCAGTAGCCGGTCTTGAGGGCGAGCGTCCCCTGGCTCGGGTAGATCCGGGCGCCGTAGTCGATGAGGGCGAGGAGGACGAGCTTCTCCTCGGGCGTGAGAGCTTCGCCCAGGCGGAACACGTCACTCGGGAGCGGCTTGGCCATCCTTGGCTTGCCTGTAGTCATTAGAACGGGATCTCCTCTCCACCCTTGAGGCCCGCCTCGCCGAAGTCGGTGATCGACGGCGCTGGATACCTAGGGTTCTTCGAGGGCTTGCAGGAGAACCAGTACCGTCCGCCGATCTGCATCGTGTCAAGGCCGGCAAGGTCGTTCCAGGCCACCAGCTGCTCGCCGCTCTCGAGGACGATCTTCGAGGACTTCTCGTTCTCGTAGATCCGCTCGACCACGCCCTCGAACCGGAGGACGCCCGCCGGCGCCGCCGTGCCGGCCATAGCGGCCTCGGTGCGGGTCAGAGGCACCGTGACGAGCTTCTTCGGCTTGGGCGCCTCCTGAGCGATCGTCGGGGCGCTGGCGACGTTTCCGTCGTCGTCTTCGTCACCGCATACCCCGACGATCGCTGCCAACGCGTACCGGCGGAGGTAGGTCAGCGCGGACCCCACCTTCTGCTCGGAGGCCGGCATCGGCACGGACACAGAGGACTCCATGAACTGGCCGCTCTCATGCACCAGGCGGGTGAGGAGCGTCAGCGTCTTCTCCGGCCCCGATCCCACCAGCTGCACGACCGCGAGCTTGTGCTTCGCGAGCGCCGGGCGGATCGTGTCGACGTGCGCCGCGAGGCTCGAATAGCCGCGGGGTGCGCCGAAAGCCGTGTTTGCCTTGTCGAAGGGCGGATTACGCAGATCCGCTTGGGCCGATATCAATGCCTTTGCAAGTGCCGAGTCGAACGTTTCCATCGCTTGTGCGCCTCATGCGCACCGGAGCGTCCGCCAAATGGGCCATAATTTGCGTGTTATGCTAAATAAGGTTACGCGGACCCATGCCATTGGCGAATCTTGCCTCTACTCCGGTACGCCGCGCATCCTATCGACCATTCGGCGGATTGCCATCAATTTTCCCTGATTATCGCTATCTCGCTTTGCGATGGCTATCCGACGTTCTACGTGTTGCTTATTGGCACCGATCTTAACCTTCCAGTCCCAAGGACTTGCGTACGGATCGAGTGTAAACGACCAGACGCCCTTCGGGTCGCCGTCGTTGCGGACCATCCACCACTCCTCACGGGCATTCTCTTTTCTGTTCATGGCTCGGCGCGTCCTCGCGTCGATTTCGCGCAAAAGGACGGGCTTCCCCTGGGACTCGACCCGGTGTTTCGTTGGCCTTTTTGCCATTTCGACCGACCGTAACAGGTTCCGGCAAAACGGCATAGAGAAACTTTCCCTTATTGCGGCGCCGGATTCCCTATGTACCCTGCGTCGCGCTTTGGGAGACCTCAATGAAAGATCCGTTCTACGGGGCCGCGTGCTTCGTCGTGCCTTTGATCGTGTTCCTCGTTGTCCTGCTGGTCGTGATGGTCATCTGGAAACTCACCCGTAGCGCGGTGCGCTCGGGCGTCCAGCAAGCGAACTCCGGGACGCCTCGGCCCTTGCCGCCCCAGGGACCGTTGCCCGCGCCAGCCGCGCCGTCCGAGGACTACATCCGCCTCATCGTGCGGGACGAGATACAACGCGTCCTAGCCGCCCGAGCAGCTGCGAAAGCCAGGCCGGGGTCCAACGGTTGAGCGCCGCTTGCCGACGTGCGCACCCGCACCCCGGTCTCTCCTTCAGGCCCGCTGCCTTCGCAATCGTTGCAACGGCATCGCCAATCCCTTGGCGCGGTTCTCGATCCACAACGCGCGGCAGCTCGGCAACCTGATCGCGGCGTTGCGGCTTCGGTGGGCACTCAATGCAGACAAGTTCACCCGCGTCGACCGTAAAACAGCGGACGCGTTCCTCTTGCTGATGCTGGTAGAGAACGCGGATTACGGTGCGCGTTCCAGGAAGATGGTCGCCGGTGGTTTCCATATTGTTGGTACTTGTGCTCCTAGATACCAGCTGGGCGCACACGCAATCCCGCCGGGAAGGGAGCATTCAAATGGGCTTACGGACGTGTATGTGCTGACTGCGCCCGGGTATTCACACTTCAACAGAATGTATGCGCCTTCCGCATACAACTCTCCTGGGCGGACCCTGCGCCCGTAGGTACACCGCCATGCACCGGAAACTGTCACCCATTGCGCGTTGGGAACAACGATGCACGAATCGGAGGTCGGCGATGCCCTGATCACTCTCGGATACTGGAAATAGTCTGAATACGAGAAATCGACGGTGATGAGTGTGCAACAGTCGTCATTGGGGAATGGTGTCTCTCTTCGGCAACGCTCGAAGCTCCAGTACGCGTTGGGACGCACCGTGAATCCGCTGATCGGCCCCTCGTAATCAAACAGGATGTTCGGCCCACAGGGATCCCCGGTGCTGTTGCTGATGAATACACCGCTGCAAACTGGCGCATCAGGCGAACCCGGACACCAGCTCCATTGCGCAAACAGTTCCGCCGCGTAATACGGTGCAGCTTGGTCTTTTATGTTTGCGCAAACAAGGTCGCCACACTCTTCTGGCATGAATTCGATGTTTCCTACGGCCTTCCTTCGATACCGAGTGCGGCCGCAGCTTCCTGCGATGCAATTCGGGAACAGGAAATCAGCCGTGTTGTCGATGCACCCATCTCCTGCGGCGTCCATGATGATGCCCGAGACAATGATCTCCACGGACCAGGTCAACCGTGGTTCTGGACACGGCTGGCATGAAATTGGACCGGGGACCGGGTCGTCACCTCCGCAACAGCAAAGACCGAGCTTCACTTCTCTGCCTTACCCTTGCGGCAATAGATGAATCCGGCGACCGCGCCGATGAGGCCGAGCATAACTCCAAACCAGATGGAACCGAGGAGAGATTCAACGCTTGCGAGCATGGGTTTTTGCTTTCTGCTTACGTGCGAAGGTGAGACCGATGGAACAACCGGAGGCAAAGGTGATGGCCATCAGGCCAACCATCCACAGCGTGTATTGCCAGGGTGCAAGGTTCATACGAGCTTCCAGTTTTTGATTGTGTAGACCAGGGCAAACGCGCCGATCACGACCCCGGCGACGGATACGTACTTCAGCGTGGCATAGATCGGATTCTCGTCATCGCTCACGTACGCGACGTGGGCCTGTACCGCCTCGATGGACGTCTGCAGTCCGTCCAGCTCCTCGCGGGCCGCGTCCATGTGGACGATTGCCGCGCCCACCGCCTGGCGGGCGTCGATGGCGGAATGCGCGATCGCCGCCGTGTGGTTGGTGCAACCGGCAAGTGCAAGCACGAGGATGGCCGCGGCAAGCTTCATCGGCCTGGCTTTGTCCAGAATGCGGAATCGAGGAGAGCAACCATCTCGGCATGGGTTCGCGGTGCGTCCTTCTCGGTGATTGCGGCAACCGATGACGGCTGGGCGCCCTGGTACTTCACGAATGTCTTGGTTCCGTCGAGGCTCTTCCGCACGGTATCGGCGGAATCTTCTAGCACTTGAGAGAAGTCGACCATGTCAAGATCGATCGATGGGAATACGACGTAGGTCATGAGTATGTCCCCGAGATGGCGGTGTAGTTGGTGGCCACTTCCTCGTCCGTCAGGAAACGGTCGTAAGCAAGAACCACACCAACGCGCATATTTAGATAGGCGAGATTGTTGGTGTCGACGCCGACCATGGTCTTGATTCCGCTCGCGCCGAATGTCGCGGAGCTAGCAGCAACGGTCTGCGTGGTCGTCGTCGTGTTTACGGAGACCTTGGCATTCGTGGAATTCACCCGCATCGTTAGGAGCATCCACGTGTTAGCTGCGATATCGAGCGTCGCACCTCCGTCGTAGTCCCAACGGTTGTTGTTCCACGTGTAGCCAAGCCGGTTGTTCGTCGGCGCGACGCTGATTCCATGAGTCGCCCCAGCCGTGCCACGGTGGTAGAGGATCCCGCGATACGCGTTCCACGTCGCCAACCGTTGCACAACGATTTGCATGGTCATTGCGGAGTAGGTACCCGAGATCGGGATTTCGATTCGGTCGTTCGTTCCGTCCAGG